CCGATGTCTGTTGCATCAGCGGCTACCAGAGAAACATCACTAGCAATAGCGGCTACTGAAGGAATATCTGTAGAGACCCCTGCAACGGTAGTAACATTAGCGGCAATGCCAGCCACTGTGGTGACATCTGAAGAGATACCACCAACCGTGTTAACATTGGCAATGTTCTGAGCAACCGTATCAATCTCTGATACTGCTTCATTCAAATCATCAGCGGCAGTTTCGATTTCAGAGATGGCTTCATTAAGGTCATTGGCTACAGTAATGACATCCGCAATATTTGTCGCAACCGTATTCACACTAGAAATGTTTGTGGCTACTGTACCGATGTCTGTAGCGTCAGCCGCAACAGCCGTAACATCAGATGAAATCCCTGCTACCGTAGTGACATCACTAGCAATGCCAGCAACTGTCGTAATGTTTGGTAGGTTAGTTGAGATGAACGCTTTGTTAACCGCATCATTGTTATCTACAGGGTTAGCAACATTGATAATACGCTTATTCTCAGCATCCCAACGGTTGTTAGCGTCAACAGTAATAGACTCGTTAGCAATGTCGATGGCTTCTTGCGCCATGAAAAAGCCCTGCTCTGAGTCTGTATCAAGGTCTGCTTCCTTAAACACAGAGCCAGCCGCATAGTCTACGAGCCGGGTAGTCTGGCTAGTTGACCGCTGGAATAGGATGGGATACCCATTTGTGGGTACGCCAAGGGGGGAAGTACCTTGCGAAAAGTCAATGATAGTTCCCCCAGTGGTCACCTTATAGTGGGTGTCTAGGGTCTGTGTGACACCATTGACTTTTACGATTATGTCCCCTTCATCACGGTAATTAAAACCGATAGTAAAGGTAGGTGTAGTACCATCACCTGTGTATCTGGTAATCGCAAAAGACATTTAATTGTTTCCTATTTGGTAAGGTATGTTGGGAATTACATTCATCCCTGCTTTGTTCTCAGCCCTCATTATTTCGTTTCTGACATATTCTTCAGTAACGCCAGTTTCTTCAGTCATAAGCCGAATGAAGGCGGCTTCTCTAAACTTGTTGATGAGGTTCTTTGCTTCAGCTTCAGCCACACCAACATCAGATGCTGTGCCCATCGGTAGACCTGTAATGCCATCTAAAGCATCAATGAGTCCAGAGTCGTGGGTGTAACGCATCCACCTGTCGTAGTAACTCTCTTGTCCGTCCTGAGTCATGCGGAGTCTGAGGTCAACACCACGCAAGAGTTTGTGTTGGTATGGTGCAGTAAAGTGAGTATCACCAACTTGTGCTAACCGATACAGAAACTGTTCAACCCTAAGTTCTTGCTCTGGCACACCCCGTTTCTTCTCGTCTACCGTTGAGGTATCAAAGTAAATAAGGTTTGCCGTTGGGTTACTGAGTGTCCGTGGTCTACCTAGGGCAGTGTATTGCTTTGGTACTTTCGGGTCAGTAGGGTTAATCCTATATCGAATAAATTGTTCTAAGGTTGCCGGGTCACCCAACACTGGGTTATCAAGCATCTCGATTTTATAGAGGGTGTTAGGTAAGAAAGTCTGAACCTTCTGCCCAACAAACTTGATTAGCTGTTCTGAGCCATCTTCATCCTGTAGGTCTTCTACAAGGGTAAAGATTGCGTCCACACCTGATGCCAAGTTAGCGTCACGAATGGATTGTGCAATCGAACCAACAGCCACAGACACCATCGCTTGTGCCGCCATCATGTCTGTCTGGTTAATCTTCTCGCCTTGCTCTTGCCTGTACATTAGTGTCTCTGCTCGTTCAAGAGCATTAACCATAATTTTTACAGGGGTAGAGAAGGGGTCAAAGTTACGATAGTTAAATGTGCTACCATCGCTAAACCGAATGCTATACGGCTCAAGTTCACCAGCATTCTCAGCCTGTCTGCGTTGCTTGTAGTCTGTCCCTAGTGAGCCAGTAACATTCCCTGTGGCATACATAGAGAACACTGAGCCAGCTATGGCATACGACATCAACGCCTCACCTTGTGCCCGAACCTGACGCATAGAGCCGTTAGCCCCCGACAGGTCTTTCATAAAGTTAGGTGAGATAAGGTTAAGCCCCGGTGTTAGCCGGATGCCTTCTTCAAAGACACGCACTGGTGTACGGAAGAACAACTGCCCAGCCATACGCATGACCGGGTTACGGTTCACAAATCCCTCATAGCCTTTTGCTAACTGAGATGCCGCACCTTCTCCAGAGAAGTCTCTCTTAAAGAGAACATCCTGAACATAGTCACGGCCTTGTTTGTTAGTGGCCTTTTGGAATGCTTCTGGTCTCGCCGCAAGTTCATCATTGATGAAGTTCTTTAGCTTCTGGCCTTTCAGTCCACGAGAGATACCTTCAGTCATCAAGATGTCGATGGCATTCTCTTCAGGCTCGTAGGCATCGTTTAGGGCTTTCTCTACTCGCTGGTTCACAAAAGCATCAAGGTCTTTACCCTTCAATCCTTTTGCTACACCATCTTCCATAGCGGTTGCCGTAGCGTTCCCTACAGTAAATCCACGGTAATGGACATTCTCAAAGAATGCGTCAGTGGATAGTAGAAGGCGTGGGAAGAATCGAATGATACCACCACCGTATTTCTTTGGGATGGTATTGTAGTCTTCCAAAAACCTAGCAGAGTCACCTGTAAGCATAGAGCGTTCATAACGCCATGCTGACCTAGCGGCTTTCAAAGCTGTAGGTGCAAAGGATGCCATAGCAGAATACTCAGACATCATAGTCTTGAGTGATGCTCGTGACAGACCATCCTTCATTAAGTTGTTAAGGAATGGCTTATAGATAACCTTTGCAAGAGACGGAACGGTGTTGATGATGACGGTTGCTGGTGAGAAGACGAAACTAATCATCACCTCATTAAGCACCTTGATAGGCTTGTTGACTTGCCTATACAACGCCTGAAATGCACCATCTTCTTCTTTTAGTGCTTCTTCCTTAAACATGGCAATCTTTTGCTTACGCTCATGCCGTAGTTTAATTTCTTCAGTCTGGTCACCAGAAACCCTTGCTTGTTCAATCTTCTGGTCTAGCTGTTTGATTTCGATAGAGCGTTCATGCTTGATTAACTTCTGAGCAAATATCTCATCGAACCGCTTCTCAGCATCTGTCCGGGTAAGCCCCTGTTCCTGAAGAGAAGCAATGGTCAACCCACGGAGTTCACCTGTGTTTAGACCAGCCTGTCGTGCCCGTAAGCGTTGCCCGGTGATAGTCGATAGGGCTTTGTCTAGGTCATCAATAGGCTTGATTACTTCTTCAATCTTGTCGATTTGTGTCTGGATTGCTTTAGCGGCATCGCCTGTTTCTTTGGCTTGTACCTGACGCAACTGAAACACTTTGGTCTTCAGTACAGAGACCGTCTGGTTTGTTACAACCTCAAGGGCTTGGCTCTGCCCATCACTGAACTCATGCTTGAGGAGATACTCAGTGAGTTCTGTTGGGTTCTTGGCAGATGCCTTAGTGATTATCTCTTTGATAGGCTCTACTGTTTGAACCAACTCATCCAGATTCTGTGTACCATCATCTGCAACAGCGGCTACTTTACCAGCCGGAACGGTGCGCTTGATGGCCTTAACCACCGCATCCATCCCTGTACGCAATCGGCCTACAGGGGTTTGTGCGGCTACAGTCTCTGCCGTAGTTAGTTCAGGTAGGTCATCAATCTGGTTCTTTTGGTTGATAGGGGTTTCGGCTTTACCTGTGCTAGACTTTTTACCAGCTTCAATCTTAGACAACTGACGCTTCTTTACAGCACCTGTAATCCCAGCCCCAATACCAAACCCTAAGACAGTGTTTGTTGCCCCGGCAGTAAGCGCACGGCCTAGGTCAATGTCTTCACCAGAGACAGCGTTTTCAACTACCTGTCTATTGATGTCATCGACTGTGCCGTATATACCAGCCTCTACGCCAGCAATGATACCACCTTTAACGGACTGCCGTAGGACGCTCTTAACGCCTTCTTTAGTGGCAACGGCTGTACCTTTGGCGGCGGCTGTACCCAATCCGAATGTTGTAATTCCAACATAAGTTGTTGGGTCTGCTAGGACACCTTTGAAGAAACGCCCAGCACCATTCCATGACATGCCCAAGTCATCATATGACTCCATCATGTAGAGGAATGCCCGTTTCTGTTCGTCAGATGCACCAGTAATTCTAGCCGCATCAAGGGTCATCTTAGGCAAGTTCCAGTTGAACCAGCCCATCATTTCAATACCGTACTCAGCGTATTCACGGTCATTTATTAGTGGCTTAGAATTTTTACCATTGTTCATCTGGTAAATAATCTTAGACGCTTCTACAAAGTTACGGTCTTTAATGAGGTCTTCGTCATAGATGGTCTCACCAGATGAGTCGTACATCTGGTTGAAACCTGTTGTTTGCATCGGGGATGATGGTGCGGATGGCGAATCCCCCCATAAATTTGTAGGCTGATTTTCAGTCGTGCCTACATCCCATAAGTTCGCCATGTCTTCACCTTTACTGTGTAGAGAGTTTCCTTAACTCTTGTATAAGTTTGCTAACCGCTATTTCACCATCTTCGTCTGCTCTGTCTAGCCCACCATAATCAAAGTAAGAATTACCTGTGAGACCAAGTGTCTCCAAGATAATATCCTTTAGTTTTGAGTCTGGTGCGCCGCCTCTTTTTCTATCACGATTAGAAAGAGGAATGTTCTTTATTTGTGTCACCAAGTCATTTATTACTTCTTCACTAAGATTAAATGCTTGTTCGTCTTGGTTAAAGATTTCTGCAAACGGAGCGTATGCTTCTGTTTCAGCGGCACTCACATCTGGCCTATTCTTGCGATTCCGGGTAACTTCTTGGGTGACCACTGGTGTTTCTACCACTGGGGGCGTGTCGCCGTTATCTACGGGAACTTCAACCCAAGACGCCTGTTTGGTAGGGTCTTCCCCATCTAAACGATAGACCTTCCCGTCACCTTCATTTAGGTATGATTTACCCTGTATGTAGGCTGATGAAGTCGTGCCATCAGTCGCCGTAAATGTTTTAGGGGGCTGTTCTTGTGGGTTAACAATCTGTTCAACCTGTGCCCGAACTTGACTAGCCGTGCCTTTTTCGTTGATGTCCCGGAGTTGGCCTAAACGCTGTTGAACAATCTCTTCAGCTTGGTCATAAATCTTCCGCAATGCAGAGGCATTTGGTGGCTCATTATCATTATCAGCCATGTGGTCTTCAATAAGACGAATAGTAGTATTATCCCAAATATCCCGTGCAATACTATCAGCCGTTTCTCCAACCCCTGTTAGCGCAAATTGCTTACCCAACAATGCCGGGTTCTTGTCATAAGCATCAACAACAGAGCCTAGTCTCTGACGGTAAGCGTTGTTATGGGCATCGGTAGCAATTATACCAAAGCCCTGTATTAGTTTTGGCAACTCAGAAATAAGCTGTGCTTTATCTTCTGGCCGCACATCTGTCAACGCCTCAATTTCGGCAATAGCATCTTCGAGTTTAATTGAACCAATAGTTGCTTTACCTGTAATTCTTTGTCGGGCTGTGACAATATTTCTAGCACTAACATCTACCGGAACTTTTGCGGCCTCTTTCTGTGTTTCAATAAAACTATAGAGTGCCACAGACACAGGGTCTGTTTTTCCAGCATAGGATGCCTGTAAGTTATCTAACTCTTTTGAGTTATTTTCTTGAAGCAGTTTGTTGATTGCACCTTTACCTTCGGTGATAGCAACCTGTTCCTCTTCTCGTTTTCTGGTTAGGTCACGAGTCCAAGCGTTCCACTGGGCGTTCCCCAAGGCAACCGCCTTGTCAGAAATCTTTGCATCAGTGGTTGTACCCTTTAGCCACGGCACAGCTTCAATGACTTGTTTGTGAGCAGGGTTGTTACTTGGGTTTGCTATATCCCAATTAAGAAGGGCATCAACAATAATTCCTTTACGGCCTACCCTGTCGAATGGGGTGACCTGATTATCAATGGCGGCAAGTCCTTCAGTTATAGCTTCCATATTTAGTGTGCCATCTTTATTAGTGGCGGTGGTAAGCAACTGCGATACTTGGCCTGTAATAACATCACTAGACCGCTTCCTAACGAGACCATCCCGGCGAGTGGCGTGTTGCCCACTCATCTCACGGATAGCACTACGGATACCTGAAAGCGCACCTGACTGAGCGAATTGAAAGCCATCGGTAGCTGTTAAAGCGTCTGTCTCTAGCTTCTGGTAGATAGCCTCAAGTCCAGCCTTATCCATGATGACACCATCACTAAGGCCAGATAGTTTTTCCTTTGCCATATTGTAGAAAGAGAGTTGATTCTCCTGTACTACAATCTCAGCCACCACAGCGTCAGAGAGGTCAGCGTAATGTTCACCCAACTGGACAGCGGTAATGATGCCGTTTTTGGACTCAGCAATCATTCTCTTCGCTGTGCCTTCTGCCTCGACTTTCATCAGGGCTAGGCGTTCCTTCTCTCGCTTTGCTTGGGCTTCTTGGGCGGCTCGTCTCCCTGCCGTGCCTACCTGTGCAAAAGCATCAGCTAGTTGTTTGATAGCAGGGTTCTTGTCTAGCTGTGGTGCGCCAGCAAAAGCATCAACTGGTCTTGCGGCAGAGATGCTGGTCTCACCATACCCCGGCAAGTTGCCAATAGGCTGTCTTGGTTCTGCCATATCTCTTATCCTTATGCGAATGTCTCATTAAACCAGTTATCAAAACTCTCAGCCGCTGTCCCGGTCATGCTATTAGCACCAACACTCAAGGCTGTTGCTAGAAGGTTAGGCTGGCTGGCTACCGGGAGGTTGTTCATCCGGGCAACCATAGTCTGTACTGCTTTAGTGTTATTGTCATAAATACTATCTATCACGCTCTCGTAAGATTTCTTAGAGCGAGTGTTGATTTGCCCTTCTTGGAATTTAATCTTGCGTTGTTGTGCGTCAACCGACTGCCCAGATACACCCGCCTCACCAGCGGCTACCTTTGCATCAGAGGCAAGTTCCATAGAACGAACAGCAATATCAAAACTTCTTTGAGAAAACTTGTCGCCTTGTTCTTTGGCTTGTCGTAAAAGTATCTTCTGGTCTAGTGCAAGAGCATCCGTGGCTGATGCTGTCAACGCCGCATTTCTAATCCCTGTCATCCTGTACTGAGACTCAGATGCAGAATACTGTGAGCCTATCTGGAGACCAGATGTCACAGCGGCTGTTGGACTACACATTGTTATATTTCCTTACTAAACAAGTAAAAATCTTCACCACCTTGGTCATATATTTTAGTCGTATCTACAGTAAATCCACACCATCTCAACCACCTAATACTTTTGGTGTTTGTCTTGTGGACGAGATTGTAGACATGACTGTAGCCATTACTTATCTCTTCGATGTGGGGAAGACATTCTTGAAGAAATTGGCGTTTGTAGTTATCTAGTTCATCGGTGGCTAACATCCATATAACCCCCACATCTTTATTGTGTGGGCATTGGACACTACCAAACATCAACACAGGGTTCTCTTCGTTGTCTAACCCTGTAAATACTTTGCTTTTAGGTAAATCGAAACTCTGGCTCAATGCCTCTTCAGGGGTTTTCCCTGTAGACAAAACCTCAAGTTCATCTATTTGTCTTAGCCGTGGGGCAAGATAGATGGCATCCATAGGGTGCGCTTCGACTACTTTAAGCATTAGATTCTCTGTGACCTGATTGTGTAGTGTCCTTCCCATTCAGCGTTCTGCACTGCAACAGGTAGATAACTGTCGGATGTAACCTTAATTGATACCTTGTCGTTCTTGGACTGTACCGGGAAACGGAATGTACCATCTGATAAGATAACATCTTCAATGGTTGAGTTTGCTTGGTTAAGAACAACCCCAGTAAACTCGTATTCGTATGTCTGTCGGGCTTCTGGCGTTACCTCAATCTTGAAGAAACCAGTGTCTTCATAGTTGATACGCATCGTCCGTAACTGTAACCGTCCTGACTGCACCGACTGTGTGCCGTTCTTTTCCCGTACATGCTGGGTAGAGAACTCATAGGTCATCGTGTACGGTACACCAATGATGACAGAGTAGGCACTGTAGTCACCTGTAGCAGAAACTGTGGTAAGCGTTGGACGGGTGGTTGTTATGTCCACACCTTTTCGGTTAGGCCATGCCCCAGACTTAACAACCTTAACATCCCCACTATATGAATATGGTAGAGTCCATGTAGTTGTGTTAGAGGCGGCAGTGTACAGCCCTGTAACAGTAACCTTACGGTCTAGTTTTACATTAAAAGTCAGTCCAGTATCTTCAGGGTATTGAAGAGACATCTTGTCTAGGTACACGCCATCAGAACGATTTACCACTAGATACAAAGTGTTTTCTACAACTTCAATGTGGCGTATTTCATCCCCACCAGCGGCAATAGCACCCTCTTGGAATAACCATGTTGACCAACTAGATTGAAGTTTCTGTCGTCCATCGGAAAACCATTTGTAGACATACAGCCTATCCCGTTGGTCACCTGACAACGCAAACAGCACATCCTCGTTACTTGATGTGGCTAACTTGACAAGGTTCTTTGGGATGTACTTGGGTACATGAGCAGTAACTTCTAGCGCATCGGTGATAACCGAATCAGATTGAATAAAGTATTCTCGTACACTAGAGAACTCGCCCTTCTTAGAGACAAAGTACAAATAGTTACCCGAACCTACAGGGGGCACATTGGGGTCATTCTCAAACTCCGTACTAGGAACAATAGAGATTGACTGTGGGGTAAGGTTGCCTGTGTTCTGAATAGTAAACTGTGTCTGGTCAGCAAAGAGCGTTAGCGACTCGTTAAATGCAATCGCATGATTGAGCAACGCAATTTTGGTGTGGCTAACCGATACATCAATAGGGTCATCTGAAAGGATAGTGGTGACTGTTTTTGCAAAGAACCTAAAGAAGTCTCCAGCGGCAGACATCACAACTTTTTCTTCAGATAGAAAACCAAGACGGTTCTTGAAGAAGAACATATTGGATATTTTTTTGACCAACAAATGATGGGTCTGG